TCCCCCCCATATAGGCGCGTGTGTTTTTTTTTCTAGTGTTAATATAACTATGAAGACATACAATTCTCAAAAAAATACATTTTACCCCCCCCTCTTCTTTTGGGACCCCTATTGGGGTACCATATTTCACACAGAAAAAAACATTTTGAGATGTCTGCACAAAACACAAAATTAGATCATGTTCCAGATGACGCCCTAAAAGAGATGGTGGCCATCCAAGATCGCATCAAGAAACTTCAAACCAGCGGCAAAGCCAAGAAAGACTTCATCCACTACGTCAAGCAAGTCTGGGATGGCTTTATCGAAGGCGAGCACCATAGGCTCTTCGCGCAAAAGCTCGAATCGGTAGCCCAAGGCAAGTGCAAGCGCCTCATCGTTAACATGCCCCCTCGTCACACCAAGTCTGAGTTCGCTTCTGTGTTCTTCCCGAGCTGGATCATGGGACTGCGCCCTGACATGAAAATTATGCAAACGACTCACACCGCGGAACTCTCGGCGAGGTTCGGGCGCAAGGTGCGTAACTTGATGGACACCGATGAGTACAAGCAAGTCTTTGAGAACGTACAGCTGTCTGCTGACTCCAAATCAGCTGGTCGATGGGAAACCAACAAAGGCGGCGAATACTTTGCTGCTGGAGTCGGTGGCGCGATTACGGGTCGAGGTGCTGACTTGTTGATCATTGACGATCCTCACTCCGAGCAAGATGCCCTCTCACCCTCTGCTCTTGAGTCAGCTTATGAATGGTATACCTCCGGCCCCCGCCAGCGTTTACAGCCCGGAGGCATCATCGTGATTGTGATGACACGTTGGTCTACGTTAGATCTCACAGAGAAGCTCTTGAGACGCATGGGAGAAGACCATGCCGATCAATGGGAGATCTTAGAGCTTCCTGCCATTCTGGAAAATGGGGAACCTCTGTGGCCAGGGTACTGGAAGCTAGAAGAGCTGGAGTCAGTCAAGGCCTCCCTGCCGATTGCTAAGTGGAACGCTCAGTACATGCAAAACCCTACCTCCGAAGAAGGCGCCTTGCTCAAGCGCGATTGGTGGCAAGTCTGGGAGCACGATGAGCCTCCCCCTTGCTCTTACATTCTTCAGTCTTACGATACTGCATTCAGCGCCAAGCAAACTGCTGACTTTAGCGCCATTACCACCTGGGGCGTTTTCAAGCCAAGCGATGGGGCACCTGAGTCTATTATCTTGCTCGATGCCAAACGCGGGCGCTGGGACTTCCCGGATTTAAAAGCCACAGCTTACGATGAATATATGTATTGGCAACCGGACATAGTCTTGATAGAATCCCAAGCAAGTGGTACGCCTTTGACGCAAGAGCTGAGAATGATGGGCATACCTGTGGTGAACTATCGTCCAACCAAAGGGAAGGACAAAGTGACCAGAGTGCACTCAGCATCGCCTGTGTTTGAAGCAGGGATGGTTTGGGCTCCTGAGGCAGCTTATGCAGAGGAAGTGATAGAGGAATGTGCAGCATTTCCCTATGGGCAAAATGATGACTTTGTAGATTCGACAACACAGGCTATACTAAGATTTCGTCAAGGTAATTTTGTGCGATTGGACTCCGATGAGGAAGACGATGAGCCAGTCCCTAGACAACGAATATATTATTAGAGGTAATAATCATGGTAAGGAAAGTAATTAAAGCAGGCGTTAAAAAAATAGGCAGAGGTTTAAGACCTGGCAAAGCTAAAATAGATCCTGTAAAAGATTTAAAAGCAGCTAAGGCTAAAACAACCAGAGCTAAAAAACCAAAAACAACCAAGCGCAGCGAAGCTCCCATTCAATCAGAAAGAAGCAAAATAACAGCAGCCAACAAAACAGCAGCCAACCAAAGAGCAAAGGCAACAGGCATAACCTCAGGACCTGGTGCTTCAGCTGTAAAGAAAACTTTACCAACAGGCTCAAAAAGAGCTATTGGTACAGCAGGTGTAGCATCAGCTGCAGCAATTGGAACTTTAAACAAAAAGAAACCAGCAGCACCTAAAAAGAAAACATTTGCTGAAGCTTTTAAAGAAGCTCGTGCAAAAGGTGAAGGCACTAAGTTCACTCACGATGGCAAGAAGTATGTGGCTGTTACCAAAACTGATCTGAAGAAGAAAGGTTTTGATGATAACGAACTAGCGGCTTACAACAAGCGTGGCGGAAAAGCCAGAGGCCCTTTAAATAGATTGGGTCAAAAAGCTAAGAAAGTTCTTTTAGGTAAAGACAAGAAGTTCGGTGGTGACAAAGGCGCGATTGACTTTATCAGAAAGCCTGCGAAAAAAATGGATGGCGGCATGATGAAAGCTAAAGGCTACAAAGCTGGTGGTACTGTTAAAACCAAAGCATGTGGAGCAGCCACTAAAGGTTACGGCAAAGCTTACATGAAAGGCAAAAGATAATGGCTATAGGAAAATTAATTAAAGGAGCTTTAAGAAAAGCTTACAAAGCAAAAACAGCTCCTTTACAAGCAGCTAATAGAGTTGCAAGGACAATTGCACCTAAGAGCAAAATAGCAGGTGCAATAGCTGCAGCAGCTTCCCCAGGTATTTTAAATTCAGGGCCTAGCAAAAAGTCTACTGCTCCAAAAAAACCTACGAAGAAAACAACAGATCCAACAAGAAAAGCTCCAACAAAAAGAATCAAAGGTAGATCTGCTAAAGGAAAAGTTGGTAAGACTAGAGAATCAGATACATCAAACTTTGAAAGCCTTATGCCAACCATGCGTGTGCCTGGAGAAGACATGGGGAGAATGACTCCCATGCCTATGAGACAAAGAGCCAGAAGAATGAAAGCTGGCGGATTAGCTATTAAAGGACAAGGTAAAGCATTCTTAAAATCTAGCAGATAAGCTATGGCTAAAAAGATTATTAAAAAAACTGTTAAAAAAGTTTCGAAAAAAATTGCAGAAAAAATAAAAAAGAACGCTGAGTTTGAAAAAAGAAAAGAAAAATTTACTCAAGATTTATTAGAGTCAGATGATTTTTCTCCTAGCTTTAGCAAAGGCATTAAAACTGGAAGGATTGTTTTTAAATCAAAAGACCCTAAGATACAGGCAGCCATAGATAAAAAGATGGGAAAAGCTGGATCAGTTAAACCTATCAAGAAAATGAAAGGTGGTGGTATAGCTATTAAAGGATTTGGAAAAGCATTGACAGGAAAATAGATGGCAACAATAGATAAAGCAATCACCATAGAAGAGCAGATGGAGCTTGAGGTGCGAGATAGATCCAAAGACATGGAGCTAGAAGTTGAAGTTGATGTAACTGAAGAAGATGCAGACTTCGATAACTTCGAGCAACTAGAAGATGGCAACATTGCTTTTGGTATGCCAACACCCCCACTAGAAGAAACAGACTTTTACGATAACCTAGCCGATGCTCTTGATAACGGAGACCTAGCATCCATCAAGAATGATTTGATGGGTAGCATTGATTCTGATAAAGAGTCACGCAGCGATTGGGAGAAAACCTATCGCGAAGGCTTAGAGTATCTTGGCATGAAGTACGAAGAAAGATCCCAGCCATTTGAGGGAGCTTCTGGTGTTATGCATCCACTCCTTGCTGAGTCAGTTACTCAGTTCCAAGCTCAAGCGTACAATGAGCTATTACCTTCTCAGGGTCCAGTCAAAACACAAGTCATTGGCATGACTACACCTGAGACAGAACAACAAGCATCTCGCGTACAAGAGTTCATGAACTATCAGCTTATGCAAGTCATGCGTGAGTACGACTCTGAGACAGACCAAATGTTGTTCTATCTACCATTAAGTGGTTCAGCATTTAGAAAAGTATATTACGATCAAAACTTAGGCAGAGCAGTTTCTAAGTTCATTCCAAGTGAAGACTTGATTGTTCCTTACGGAGCAACTGACTTACACAGCGCGACTCGTATCACTCATGTGATTAACATGTCGATGAATGAAATACGCAAGCTGCAACAAATCGGTTTTTATCGTGATGTAGATTTAGATTATGGCAACGTCACTCCAAATGAGATGGACGAAATCCAAGAAGAGATTGATAGCATTCAAGGCGTTGAGCCTGGCTATGACAACAATGACATGTGTCAAGTATACGAGTCACACGTTGAGCTAGACATCGAAGGCTTTGAAGACATGAACCTTAAAGGCGAAGAGACAGGCATTAAGTTGCCTTACATCGTCACCATTGCTAATGGCAAAGTGTTATCTATTCGAAGAAACTACAAAGAAGATGATCAGCTCAAACAGCGCATCAATTACTTTGTGCATTACAAATTCTTACCAGGCCTAGGATTCTATGGCTTTGGTTTAACTCATATGATCGGAGGCTTATCTAAAGCCTCAACCTCAATTCTACGTCAACTTATTGACGCTGGTACATTAAGCAATTTACCAGCTGGCTTTAAGGCTCGTGGAATTCGTATTCGCAATGACGATCAACCCTTACAGCCTGGTGAGTTCAGAGACATGGACGCACCCGGCGGTAGTTTGCGAGACGCTTTTGTACCGTTACCTTTTAAGGAGCCAAGTCAAACCCTTCTCTCTCTCCTAGGGATCTTGGTCGACAGTGGGAG